GATTTCTCGAATGCTGCTTTGAGTAAAAGCGCCTCATCTATTTCATCCAATGTTACTACTGCGCCAAATGGTACACTCACGGCAGATAAACTAATTGAGGACACTGCAAATACATCACATACCATTTTTCAAACCATTTCAATTTCAGCATCTACAAATTATAATTATAGCGTATATCTGAAAGCTGCTGAACGATTTAGATTTAGGATTCGTTTTACTGGATTTAGCGGAGCGCAAGATGCAACAGTTAATCTAAACACACAAACAACAAGCCTTGGAACATTAACGAGTGTTGGTAACGGCTGGTTCCGTTTTGCTTGGTCAGTAAATAGCGGAGCTGGTGGTAGCTCAACACTTGTAGCAATTACACTACAAGATGACTCTGGCAATAGTACCTATTTAGGAAACGGAACAAGCGGTGCTTTCATTTGGGGAGCCCAACTCGTTGAAGGCACTTCCGCCCTTGACTACTTCCCAACCACCGATAGACAGAACGTACCACGAATCGACTTCAGAAACGCAGACGGGACATTGAGTAGTTGTGGTCGTTTGTTGCTCGAACCCCAACGCACCAACTCAATCCGCAACTCATCTATGGTAGGTGCAGTGGCGGGAAGTCCTGGAACATTGCCTACTAACTGGAATACTTCAACAGCGGCAGGACTTACGCAAACAGTTGTCGCTACAGGAATTGAGAATGGACTTCCTTACGTTGATTTGCGATTTAATGGTACCGCATCTGCAACATCACTTCGTTTTACAACAGAGACAAGTAGTGGAACCGCTGCCTTGCCAAGTCAGGCTTGGACAAATTCGGCTTATTTTAAATTAACGGCAGGTACATTAAGTCAAATTACTTTACGAAATGTCTACCGAAATTCTGGCGGAGGTGCCATAACAACACCACAACAACAATTTGATTTAACTTCAATACTAACAAGGCGAGTTTTTACAGATGCCGCAGCGCCAGCATTGACCGCCTTTATTCAGCAGGAAGTTCTTGCAACACTTGTAATCGGCACCACCTACGACTTCACCATCCGCATCGCTGCCCCACAAATGGAGCTTGGCGCTTATGCTACAACGTGGGTACCTACAACAACGGCAGCGGTGACGAGGATTGCGGACACGGCAAGTAAGACGGGCGTTTCTTCGCTTATTGGGCAGACGGAGGGGACTTTGTTTGTTGACATTATACCTACCGATGTAACGATTACCAATGCAATAGGTATTAATAACGGTTCAACTAATGGCCGTGTAATTATTTTTACTGGCAGTAACCTAATTTTTGCACAGGTTCGAGTAGGTGGTGTAACTCAATTTAGCGTTACTACTTCCGCAACTGTCGGTGTAAGATATAAAGGCGCTATCGCATACAAAGGGAACGATTTTGCATTTTACTTAAATGGCGCTCAAATTGCCGTAAGTAATACTGGAACAGTTCCAGCTTGTAGTATAATTTCTTACGATGGGGGTGGCGGTATAAGCCCATTTGTTGGCAGAAATAATGAAGCCGCCCTATTTACCACCCGACTACCAAACGCCACGCTTGCACAAATGACCACGTTATGAGCTACTTGAAATACGCTTGGCCAAGTGAAGGCCAATTCATCACAGATATGCTCGGAGCAGGATTCGCCCAAATGGAAGAAGACCAAATCACCTTTGTGGATTGCTACGTTCATCAAATCGGAATCGTTGAATCTGACCCACGTTGGGCGGTTGATGTGATTTGGGTAGCACCATCCGAGTTCAATCAATACGTTGTTTGGCCTGCTCCGAATAGCGCAGTTCATTGGTTCGCTGGATGGGAGAGTAATTACGCACAAGCGTTCTGCGAGGCCAATCCGACATTGTGCAACGAAGCAACATCCGAGCAATGAAAACAGACAGTACAAGTGCGGTAGCGACCTCTTGGAGTTTAGCCGTTGGTGGGTTAACGATAGCCGAGGTGCATCAGATAGCAGGACTATTCGTAATGCTGACCTCTTTTGTGTACACCTTGTGGCGTTGGAATCGGGATATTAAGAATGATAGATAGATTATTTAGAAATCCAAAAACAACGCTTATCGGCCTTATCCTGATTTCCTTTGGTGGAATCTTGGTTTGGTTCGAGAAAGCGTCTTTAACAGAGTTTAGTGCGTTTATAATGGGCGGGTTTGCCTTAATGATGAGTAGAGATGGCGAAGCAACAGGAGCAAACAAAAATCAAGAAGTCAAAAAGAAAACTGGGAAGGCACACCAAGAGCCAGAACAAAAGGGTGACGAGTAAGACCTACCGGGGTCAAGGTCGTTAAAACCATCATTAGAGCAATAAAAGGCACCTAATGATACTTAAAAGTAACAAAATACATAACCTATGCAACTTTCAAGGGACTTTATACTTTCCGAATTTACAGACACCGATACCGGGTTACCCAACGTACCTGGCCAAGGGGAAATCCGTAACTTAAAGCTATTAGCACAAAAGGTGCTGCAACCGGCACGGGACAAGTTTGGCGTAATAACCGTTACGAGTGGATTTCGTTCTCCAGAGGTAAACTCTGCGGCTGGCGGTAGCGCAACATCCGACCACGTACACGGAAGAGCAGCAGATATTCAATGCGAGGATATGGCATCTGTATTTAACTACATACGCAAATATCTGCCGTTTAAGCAACTCATTTGGGAATTTGGTACCGATGTACAACCTGGATGGATTCACGTCTCCTATGACGTTATAAACAATCGTGGTGAGGTTTTAAAAGCAACAAAGAAGAATGGAAAAACAAAGTACATCAAACTTTAACGACTGGTTAAATGAACTTGAAGAAATTCCCACATCCCCTAGTTGTAGCATTGATAATCCTGATTGCGAGTCTTGCTCTGGGTAGTTGTTCTGCGGAATGGCATTTAACCCAGGCGATACGCAAGGGAGCAAGAGTCGAGCAATCAAAATGGGATACATTGGTGATTACCAAGGAAAGAACCCTTTGGGACACCTTGACGCTAAACGATGTTGATACCGTAGTTGTCCAAAAGGACAACATCCGACTTAGGATTGTTAGGAACTTCGATACGATACGTGTAAAGGCAATCTGCTTACCGGACACGGTGCAGGTGACTAAGTACATTAACCGTACCATCAAAGCACCAGGCGAAAAAGGAAAATGGGAAAAATACATAATGCTATTTGCAGTTGGTATGCTGCTGATAGTGTTATTAAGGCAATAGAGGTACTTTTCCTGCGTTCTAACGCATTATCTATCTAAATTGGATAGATTGTATACCTTGACCTTGAAAATGCGTGTAAACGCAGATTTTCTTTTATTTTTAATTTTACTTACTTAACTAGTTAGTTAGATTTATAATTAATTTAACTAGTTAGTTAGTTATTTAAGTTATATAGTTAGTTAACTAACTTAACTAAGTAGTAAAAAATAAGCATTGGGCGCATACGCCCGACAAGTGTTAATAACTTTTTAGTTATATACATTGGTTAGACCTATTCTTTTCTTGTTTAGGTTTGCAATATGGGAACAGATAGAAACGACAGACGCAAGAAACATCTTGCTATGGAATTAAAACAAATTCCGAATGACTACACCAATGCCTTCCTCAACCACTTCGGATTCTGCGACTACCCCAGAAGCGAAAACGAATCCGCAGCAATCAGAAAATACAACACCTGGGAAGCTGGAAAAAAAACCTTTAATAAATGAACACCAAGGATTCCACCAAGTCTTCCTCTATTGGGATGAGCGTCCCTGAATACTACATAGGCAAGTTCAAGGGAATTGAAGCGTTTGACGTAGTTCAGGACTTTGCCCACGACAATTACAACTTGGGTGTAGCAATCGCCTACCTGCTTCGTGCTGGAAAGAAAGACGGCAACCCTGCCGAGCAAGATATTAATAAAGCAATTATACACCTGAAGCGTGAACTCCAACAACTTAAAGACTATGCCGTATTACAACAACCCCGAAGTCAAGAGGCAGATAGATTTGATTCTTACGGAGGTTGCGATTCTTTTCGCTAACTGCGATGACCAAAACCGTGCCTACGCCAAGGAGCAAGAGCAAACCCTCCTTAAAGAAGTCCACAAGCTCGACCCGGCCTTTGCAGCCCGCTGCGGATATAGAGATTAGTGTTATCCTTTCCAAGGTACCTTCCTTGAATCAGTTCTACGCATCTAAGCATTGGATAGTACGCAAGAAGGCCAAGGATAAGTTTACGGAGGAGGTTCTTGCTCAATTAGCAACATACGATAAAACACGATTCAAAACGATTACGGCTACTCTACGCCACAACTACGGATACGATAACGACAACTGCATTATGGCTATTAAGTTTGCCTTAGATGCTTTACGCAAGTGGGGAGGTATCGAAGACGATAATACCAACTTTGTAACTAAGGTTGTTATTAGCCGTGACCACGAGATAACAAAAAATACAGGAAAAGTAATTTTTTTTGGTAAGGGGGTTGTATGTTAATTTTTTTGCGTATGTTTGTCCTGTCTAACACCTAAAACTATTCTAATGGAATACAGACAACGAACAAACTGGTCTCAGGAATCTGCCGCACAGATGGTAGAGTTCCTACAACATCGAGTCGAGGCGATGGCATCACGGATGGAATTTCTCGAAGCAGAAAACGAAGTATTGAAAAGAACCCTTTTAAACGAATTGCACAATGCCTAAAATTACAAGCATCACCCCGAACGGCCAATGGAACGAGTTCTACAAGTTAGACATCCGCTTTGATGACGGAGAATTTGGAACCGCATTTGCCAAGAGCCAAACTCCATCGTACAAAGTAGGTGACGAGGTTGAGTACACCAAGAACGAGAAAGGTACCGTAAAGATTCAACGTGGTGACCGACCCGCCTGGACACCTTCAGCACCCAAGGCCAATGATGACCGCAGCGCATCTATCATTCGCCAGGTAGCATTGAAATCAGCAGTTGAAATGTCAGCAGCTTATGTTGCCCAAGGGTCAACAATCCCAGTAGAAAAAATCTTTGAGTTGGCAGAGAAGTTTAACGCTTGGATGTCCGGCACCCACGGTGCTACGCATCAAGAACACTTTGCAGCTCGCACAGAAGAAACCAGTCCGTTTTAGGTGTTTCAGTAATTGACTGGTTTGGCCCCTCTTCGGAGGGGCTTTTTTTGTCTTAAAGTTTTTTGTATTGTTTTTTTGTTTACGTTTGCCCTATGAAACACCCTGACCTAATTTCTAACGATAAAGTATTGCCGTTCCTCGAAAGAGCAAGAGGCGGTAAATACTACGACACCGGTAAACTTGGCCACCCGGTAATTGATGAGTTCCTCCGATTCAAAGATGGAGAGTTTGTCGTTGTTACAGGCCACGCCAACGTAGGTAAGACGCACACGTTGATTTACCTGATGTTAATGCAGACGATGAACTACGATAAGAAGTGGTTGGTCTATTCCTCCGAGAACGAGGTACACTCGCTCAAACGTAAGTTGATTGAGTTCCTTTCCTGTGAACCCATCCAGAATGTAACCGAGGCAAAGATGTACCGTCACTTGGATTACATTGATGAACACTTCCGTTTTATAGATAGCAACAATCTATATAACGCATTTGACCTACTCCGCATTATGGAGGAAATACACGAGGAATGGCAGTACACCGGATGCCTGATAGACCCGTATAACTCCCTTGTGACAGACCAAAAGAAACTTGGAAAGTCGGGTATGCACGAATACCATTACGAGGTAGCATCTGCCGTGCGAATCTTCGCCCACAAGAACGCAGTTACCACAATCGTAAATACACACCCGGTAACGGAAGCAATGCGTAGGACACATCCTAACGGCCACGCTTACGCAGGCCTGCCCACGCCACCAATGACCTCCGATATTGAAGGTGGTGGTAAGTGGGGCAACCGTGCTGATTCGGTTGTTATCATTCACCGATACGCACAACACTTAACCGATTGGGTCTTTACCGAAATCCATTGCCGTAAAACAAAAGAGATGGAGACAGGCGGAAGGCCAACTCCGCTATCTGACCCTATCAGGATTCGTTCAATGAAAGGTAATGTCGGGTTTACCCATAATAACATTAACTTGCTCGATGTTCAAGCACCTATTCAAACTATAATTTATTCAGATGACCCATTTTAGTCAAGACTCTTGGGAGATTTACGTTAGGGATAAAATCCTTCAGGTAAGCGATGTTGTTCGGTGGTTAAACGAGATGGCCTTAGCCAACCCTAAAGAGCCACAAATCGTGGATAATATGCTATCAGTATGGCGTGCTACGCAGATGCTGGAGGATATGGTAGATATGAAACGCCACATCGACAAGCGGGTAAACGAGGCACGAGTAGAAAACGCCCGACTACTTATCCAGAACCGGGAGCGTTTAATTGAGATTGATGCCCTGAAGAAAGAGTTAGAGCAAATCAAAGAAAATCTATCCTTATGATTATTCCCGTACCATTTGCACCGAATGAGGTGTTTGCAATTAACGGAAAGAAGTTCTTGGTATTGGACTATTGGCGTCCCGTGAGCTGGAGCCAATGGAGCGCCTGGTACCTAATTGAAGACGAACACGGCAAGAATTACGAAGTACCGTACTTCCACATCCTAATTCAAAAAGAAAGAGGCAACGCAAAATACGTTGGTACCAAAAGATGAACTACAAACAATTCTGCAAAAACATCGGATACACCGATAAAGGAACTCGTGACTGGAACAATGTTAAAGTCCGAGCAGCATACGTAAAAGCATTCCGCCCATTCTTCACGCTTACGGAATTAGGTCGGCAGATGGGTAAAAGTCACGCTACTATTATCCATTACCAAAAGCTAAAATTCCCAAGGGATACCTTTTACGAATCAACATTAGAAATAGCGCACAATCTACGTGGCCCGCTTCCAGAACCGGAAGAAACTGAAGAAGACCGAATGGTTACAAGTGTACTCAATTACGATTATTTGCTTGAGCAGAATGCTAAACTCGCCACCCAGGTAAAAGAACTTGAAGCGAAGTTGGCAACGCTTAAACAATTCGTCAATGGGCTTTAGCGTTAATTTCTACCCTCTTTACGGTTTTCTTTTGGGTGCTAATTGGAGCAAGACTGAATTTGAGGATTGTAACCTACATAGTTTGGAGATTTGCCTTGGCATTATCTTAGTCGAAGTATTATGGGAATCCTACCCCGATTAGCAAAGCGCCACGAGGACTGGTTGCGTATGGCGAGGTCGTTCGGTCTTGACCGTGACGATGCTCACGACTTAGTGCAGGATATGTACCTGCGCTTGTATCAGTACGTGGACAACCCCGAAAAGCTGGAATACGGAGACGATGACGTTAACACGTTTTTCGTGTACATCACCTTGCGGAATATGTACCTGCGGGAGATGACGCAGCGAGCAAGAATCAAATTCGTATCAATAGAAGAGTTTGACGATAAGGAAGAGATTTATAACATAGAGTCAGACCAAGCGCTTACGGTGCTTTTAGATGCCGTAAAAGGCGAGGTATCTAAATGGGATTGGTACGACAATAAGTTGTTCACGATTTACCACGATGGGGACGTATCGCTTCGTAAGTTATCGGAGGCAACAAAGATTTCACTAAGGTCTATTTATAACACGTTGAAAAATGGAAGAGACAAAATCAAAACCAGTTGCGAAAACGAATACCAAACGTGGGCGGAAGCCAAAGGGACTCGGTGACCGTATCGAGCAGATAACCGAAGCCACCGGAATCAAGGCGGTAGTAGATTGGTTTGCCGCTGCAACCGGTATCGACTGCGGCTGCGAAGCCCGAAAGGAAAAGTTAAATCAGTTGTTCCCAAGCAAGAATCCAAAATGCCTGGAGGAACCTGAATACAAATGGCTTGACCAATTCTATAAGGAATACAAAAGTACCTTATCCAGCGACCAAAGTAAAGAAATCGCAACCATTCACGCCAGGGTATTTAACCACACATACCACGTGCCTTGCGGATGCAACCCGAAGTTATGGAAGCAATGGGTAGAGGAGTTGCGTTCCGTATATACTGCCTATGAACCAGTCGGGTAAATTTGGTGAACACCTCTGGAAGTCTTTCCTTGAGAATCGGGGATACGATGTTGAGGAGGCACCACCCCGCAAGTTCTACGATTGGGACTTGAAGGCCACGAAGCGGGAACCCGACCCGGAGACAAACTTTCACCCGACCTACACCTTTGAGGTGAAATACGATGAAAAGGCGTACTATTGGGCGAGCAGGAGGGGAACACCAAACGACCCTAACCTGTACATTGAATATCGCAATAGTACAAAAAACGAGGACTCCGGTATAATGACAAGCCGTTCTGACTTTTACGTGTACATCATTAAGGACGTTGAGAATGTTGCGTACATATTCCGAACCGCAAAGCTCCTGGAGCATCTGATGAATGCCAACTATAAATCCGTAGGCAATAGCGCAACAGGAGACGATAACGCTGAGGGATGGATACCTCCGCTATCAATGCTAACAAGGACTAAATCCTTTATTAAAAAAATAACCTTGTAAGAAAGTAGGGCTACGGCCCTATTTTTTTTGCATTGATGTTTGGTGTATTGTTTTTTTTTATATGTTTGTCGAAACAAACACCTAAAACAATGAATCAAAAACTGCAAGACCTCATCATTAACATCACGGTTCCCCTGGCTTGGGTTGCCTTGTGGTGTGTTGCAATCTTTGTTGTATTCCTGCTTCCGCAGGCAATTTGGAATGTGCTATGCAAGTAACATACGTTGACCTGATGGATGCTGCGGCAGACCAGAATGTAGGCCCAGAGGATAACTTTGACACGGTAACCGCCTTCTACGAGGCGTTTGCTGCTTGGGCAGGATTCAAATCCGTAGAAGAGTTCTACGACTGGCGGTTAGAGTTAGACGGTGCTTTTGAGAAAGGCCCTGATGGCAATCACTTCTACGGTGGTTTTATTCAAGAGCCACGAGAAATCAACTTCCCAGAAGAGTTTGATATTTCTTCATTGTACTTACGTGCGGAGTTCCGTGCAGAAAACCTTGCCTGGTAATGACTACCGTAGAATATATGCGCCTGCTTGCCAAGCAGTACGGTAGCGACATTCCACAAGAGGAAATGGACAAGGCAGTTAATTACGAATCGATGCTTCTGGATATTGCCTTTAACAAGGGGAGTATGGCAGCACACGATAAAATTAGAAATATGCTATGAAAATAATTGAACTATTAGATGGCAGCACCTGGGACAGAGGCACTATCCTTGAAAAGATGCAGGACGATTCGTTTTACTACGGACACCTTGCAAAACACGCTTTATCTTCCTCAGCTTGTAAGCTGCTACTCTCGTCACCAAAAACGTACCACTACGTTACGAAGTACGGCCAAGATGAATCAGATGCCTTCACGGTAGGGCGGTTGGTTCACCTGATGGCTCTGGAGCCGCACCGGATGCAGGAATACGACATTATCGATGTACAGAGCAAGAACACGAATATGTGGAAGGACGCTAAAGCAAAAGGCGGACAAATCATAACTAGAAAAGAATACAACGAAGCCCGTAGGATTGCAGATGCCCTGCTACGCAACGAACACGTATTAGGTTACATTCAGGGCTGCGAGTTCGAGGTTCCTGCCGTTGGTGTTATTGAGGGGTTGCCCTTCCGGGCAAAGGCAGACATCCTTGGGGATAGATTCCTTGCCGACCTGAAGACAACTACCGACCTGCGTGCGTTTCCCTACTCCGCCAAGAAGTACGGGTACGACCTCCAGGCGTTTATCTACACCCGTCTATTCGGAGTGCCTATTGATAAGTTTATATTTATTGCCATTGACAAGGGCTCGTTGGACATTGGAATCTACACCATCTCCCCCGATTTTTTGCAGTCAGGCAAGGAGAAGCTGGAGGAAGCCATCGCCTTGTACAAGGAGTTTTTCATGGGAGTGGAGGAACCAGAGCTGGACAATTACACCATTGTGGGTCAACTTTGATAAGCGAAACACTTTGTGTATCAAATTTCGCAAAATATGAATGACAAATGAAACAAACGGCAGTGGAGTGGTTGGCTAATGAAATGCCAGTAATAGATTGGAAAGTCCCTTATTGGAAAATTAAATTAGAAAAAGCCAAAGAAATGGAGAGGGCAAACCACGAAAAATTCAACAAGTTTCTTAACGATGAAAAGCAATTGGGAATCTCTGATTTGAAAACAATAGAAAGGATACAATGGTACTACAACACTTATTTTAACAAAACCTCTAACACCAACGAGAAATGAAAACAGCAATGCAACTTGTTTACGATTTAGTTAAATCGGGTCTTGGCGCTGAAAAAATAGTAGACGCCCTTTTAGTAGATGAGAAGCTACTGATTAAGAAGGAGAAGGAGATAATCCTCGACTTCGTTCTCAAGTACGCAGACGAAAGGGTCGAAAAGATTGCCTATGATTATGACAGAACCTTTAACGTCAGCGAGAAAATGAAAACACCAATTGAAATGCTGAATGCCATAATCCAAATGCAAGAAGCGAACTATGGTCGTGGAAGCGATACCCATATGGCATTAAATGAGCTTGCTAAAGAAGCAAAGGAAGTGGTAAATTTTTACACAGCCAACGAGATACAATTACCAAGTGAAAAGGAGATTATTTTAGAAGCAAAGCGTTATGAAGGTTATGAAGAATCTATGGATGAGTTGCGAGCTGAACAAGCATCTTCAAGATATCACGGATTTATTAAGGGGGTGAAATGGATTAAAGAACGCATAACCCTTAACACAAACGAGAAATGAAAAACTACTTTTCACGATTGAAGAATCACGCAGGGTTACGATTTGCTATTGGTATTGCGTTATTCTTTTTTGCTTACTCATATCTTACCAAACCTTTAGCTGACAGTATTGCTTTGGGATTGTTTTGCAGTTCGCCAATATGGTTAACGGTATTGATTTCAAACTTTTTTAATGACTAACACCAACGAGAAATGAAACAGAAAAACAAGATTATGAAAGTTCATTTAGCATACAAAGGAGGAGGCCCCACGTGGGGAGCGCTCGATTGGAGTTTGATTGGAGCATTCCAGAATAAAGATATGGCAATCAAAGCTGTTGAGGATTCAATCAAAGATATTGATGATGAAGAGAAAGATGTCAGGAAAGAGGTAATGCATTCTGGAGATATCTACTGGGAAGATAGAGGAATGTATGTTGGATATCTGAGGTCAACAGATTTGCTGTAGAATTGATAAACCTCTAACACCAACGAGAAATGAAAAGAACGCTGATTATCTACAACACGGGTGAGACAACCCAAGAAGAAGCGCAACACCTTCTTGAGATTCTAAACTGCGATGATTCTATGATATGGGATAATGCAGATAGATGCGGAGTAGAAATTATTGAAGTACCAACAGATAAAACAGAAGAGAAATGAAAACAGACGATATAATTAAACATTTAAAATTACAGGATTCAAACCTTGATTTTTACAAACGAAAGGTAGAAAGACTTGAACAACAAATCTCAGATATTAAATCAATTTCAAATTTACCAAATTCAGTTGATTTGGATTTAAACAATGACCAATATTCAAAGCAAGAAATTATTAATGCTTATAATAAAATGCTTAAATACGAAGGCATATCAAAAGATAGAATAGGTGGATTAATAATAGATACTTTCATTAAATTTCTTAATAATACGCATCACAGCACCAACGAGAAATGAAACAAGAAGAACCAAGCAACGATATGTGCGAATGCAAAGTACCACAACCACAAATCAAAGTCAGTGAAAATGGAACATATGCTTACTGCACAAAATGTATAAGAACACTTAACACAAACGAGAAATGAAAGTAAAATGGACACAAGTAATGGGAGCCGCAGATAAAAGCGGTTTCACAGATAAGGAATACGGATTGATGTACAGCAGTTCACCACTTGATAAAACAATAGGGGTTGAGGAGTATGCCGTAGGAAAAAAAATCAAAAAACTTCTGGAGGCGTTGGGAGTTGAAATTGAAATTGACGTAAACTTTAAGGCCAAAGATTAATGAAACAGACAGCGATAGAGTGGTATGAAAGTGAAATCAATGCTTTATTTGAAAAATATGATGATAAAAAAATTTCAAAAATTGAGTTTATGATAATGAAGCACAACCTTTTCTACCCAGCCAAAGAAATGGAGAAGCATCAGATTCTTAATACTTATATTGAAGCAAGTCCAAAACGTGGAGATATTCTTAAAGAAGCGTCAGAGCGATACTACAACGAAATCTTTAACAACAATGGCTGACATCACCAAATGCACAGGGGAGGGATGCCCGCTTAAACTCCAATGCTACCGATTCACCGCACCAATGGGAAGTTATCAATCAATGTTTGTTGAAGTTCCTTTCAAAGATGACGGATGCAATTACTATTGGCAAGATAAACGGATATGAAAGCAATCCTTGAATTTAATCTACCTGACGAAGAGCAGGAGTTTATGGAAGCGGTCAACGGTGGTATGTTTAAGCACGTCCTTTGGCAGTTAGACCAAAAGTTGCGCTCTAACTTAAAATACGGAGAACTTCCAGACGTGGAGTACAAATGCTACGAAACGATACGGAAAGATTTGTATCGGCTACTTAGTGCCAATAATTTGACAATCGAATGATGTTTTGTATCCAGAGAATCAGTTTAAACCTTAGAAGCAAGATATGAAAACACACATCAAAGAACTAATTGCTCTTTATCACCTGCTGGACGAAATCGGTCAAATAATTGATTCGGAGAATAGCGGCCTATCAGCGGAGCAAAGATTAGACGAGATTCAAACAACAATTAGAAATTATTTCAAGAATGACGCCAGTTGAAGAGTTGTTTCAGTTGCTTTGGGATACGCCAAAGGATAAGTTGACGTGGTTTACTATTCGTAAACAAATGATGGAAAAGGAGAAACAGGTAATGATTGAAGTGTTTGAAGCGGGTATGTATTGCAATGATGAAAACCCAAGTTCTGGAATTGCAGAAGAATACTACTACGCAAGATTTAAAAACGAAAAGTTCTAAAATGAAAGACCAATTTATGCGGATAGCAATGGCTCGCTTAAAGTCCATCTATCCATTCAAGCCACAACGCAGAGCAGTTGCTGCAAAGATGTGGGTAAGGTTCGTTAACAAGAAGTCCGATAACCAACCTTGCTGGCAGGACGAAGAAGAGGAACTCAATAAGCGAATGAATATCATTGGGCAGAACGGAAACACCGGAGAGCATTATGAAGAATCACACTAAGGTTTACCTGAAGGCAATGGGATTGTCTGCTTTAGAATTTATCCCTTGTGAAGTCTGCAACAGGCGAGCCGTAGACATCCATCATATTGAACCTCGTGGTATGGGAGGCAGTAAACTTATGGACACGCCAGAGAACTTAATGGCGCTATGCCGGGAATGTCACCACGAAGCCGACTTTGGTGTTGAGTTATCAAAAGATTTCCTGAAAGCCGTACACCTAAAAAAGCTGAACAAATGATTCACATCATTACACCGTGTTCCCGACCGGAGAACCTTTCAACAATCAAACAAACGATACCGGAGGATTGCACCTGGACGGTGGTGGTTGATGAGAAAGCAACAGGACATTTCCCAAATGGAATTACTTACTTGCGTCCTAACGTCTCCGGTAGTTGGGGACACCCGCTAAGGAATGTAGGAATGGAGTTTATCCTTGCGCTAAAGGCCAAGAGAGGCGATTACATCTACTTTCTTGATGATGACAATATAATTCACCCTGATTGGTACGAAGGCGTTAAAAACGAATCATATCCGTTCATCACTTGGGGACAGGTATTCAAGAACGGCCAACCAAGACTCCACCCAACAAAAGAGCCACGAGTGGGTACGGTAGACACGGCATCGTTTATGGTTCGGTGCGATGCAATCGGGGAAGTTAGATTCGGCAACGAATACGAGGCAGATGGGCTATTCGCTCAGCAGATGGCAAAATGGAATACCAAGACACTCGATGCCTATCTTTGTTACTACAACTACCTACGATGAAACAAACCCACGAGATAGATGGCTGGTTTAACCACCACGGTGCCTATGACTTTTTGTTGAGCAAGGTTCCAACCGGTGGCACATTCGTTGAGCTTGGCGCTTGGCTTGGCAAGTCCTCCTCGTATCTGTGCGACAAAGCAACAGGCCAACAAATAATCATTATAGATTCTTTTAAGGGAACACAAGAATACATTGACTCTTATTATAACCTTGCCAAGACCGCAGATATCTACGAGCTATTCGTTGAGAATATGGGTAGCCGCAAATACAAAGCGATTAAAGCAACATCCAAAGCAGCATCACGCAAATTCAAAGACGAATCATTAGACGTGGTGTTTATAGACCTTAACCACTCTTACGAATCAGTAAAGGAAGATATTGCCCTATGGCTGCCAAAGGGCAATA